CGACCCTAAACCGTCCGATGGCCGGTAAGATCGCGAACGTGACGATCGTCGGCGAAGGGTCCACGAAGCCGAGCCGCGAGCCGTCGTTCGGCCAGCGCGTCCTCACGATGTATAAGTACGCCGCGATCACCGAGTTCGGCGACGAGCTCCTCGGCGACGACTTCACCGGTGAGCTTCCCTCCGAGGTGACCTCGGCGGTGGGCGGCCAGGTGATCAACAAGATGAACGAAGACATCACCATCGACGGGACCGGCTCGAGCCAGCCCCTCGGCGCGTTCAACGCCAACAACACCGCGCTCCTGGCGGTGGCTCGCGCGACCGCGAGCACGTTCTCGGCGGCGGATGCCTTCGCGATGTACGAGCGCCACACGCACGGCCCGAACTCGGTCTGGATGATCTCCCGCCGGGTGCTCGCCAAGCTCTTCGCGCTCCAGGCGACGAACAACACGATGGTCACCTTCCTCCCGAACCTTCGCGAGACCGCTCCGATGCAGTTGCTCGGCCTCCCGGTCATCGTGACGGATCTCCTCCCGACCCTCGGGACGAAGGGCGACGTCGCGCTCGTGAACGGTGACTTCTACGCGATGGGCCTCCGCCAGGCGCTCACCGTGGAGTCCTCGATCCACTACAAGTTCACCGAGGATATCACGACCTACCGCTTCGTCGCGCGCGGTGGTGGCATCCCGATCCCGACCTCGACCTTCGCCTATAAGGTCAACTCGGCGGGGAACAAGGTGGACGAGCACAGCCCGTTCGTCGTCCTCGATGTCCCGGCCTCGGCGTAAGCCAGCGGCCACGGCTTCGGAGGGGGTGCAGTCCGCCCCCTCCGAGGTCGGTTCCCCTCCCGAGACGGAGGTCCTCTGTCTCGCGGAGTCTATCCTCTTCGGCGTTCGGCGATTCCCAGGGGACCGGTTTCCGATCCCGACCGAGCGCGTCGACGACTTGTTTCGCGGAGGGCTGGTGGTCTCTCGGGCGCAGATTGACGCGGTCTGGTCGGCGGCGGGGCGAGTGCTCTCGCCGCCGCTCGTGTCCTCGTCCTATGCGGCGGTCCCGTATGACCCCTCGGCTCTCAAGGTGCTCCAGCTAACGGCCTACGATCCTGGGTCGTCGGTCTATCGGTATCACTCGGCGGCGAACGTCGTCCCTGGCGTCGTCTCCGCCTTCGCGCGCTTCGGTCACTCGAACCCCCATTGCGACCTTCGGCAATGGGACGGGGAGATCGACGAGCAGACGATCCGCGTCCTCCTGGCGACGGCGGACGTCGTGCATAGCCACATGGACTACTACGTCCTCACGAACATCCTCCGCGAGTCGACGGCCCCAGGTCGCACGATTGCGCGGACCTATCACGGCTCGGTCGATCATGGCAACATGGCGGGCTCGATCCAGGTGAACAAGGACGGCATCGACGACCGGATGAAGGCCGTCGTCTTCGGCGCCCGGCCCTATCATCACCGGTTCGGCGTCCCGCATTGGCTCCCGATCCCGATGCCGGTCCAGGACTACCTCGCGCTCGCGAAAGGTTACAAGCGCAACAAGGACGCCAAGTTCCGAATCGGACACTCCCCGACCATGCGGCGGATCAAGGGGACGTCCGACTTCCTGGCGGCGGTCGACTACCTCTACGCGCACGAGGGGCTCCCGGTCGAGGCGGTCCTCATCGAGAACACCTCGCACGGCGAGGCGCTCCGGATGAAGGCCGAGTGCGACGCCATCTTTGACTCGTTCTGGCTCGGGATGCAGGGCTCGGGGCTCGAGGGGGCGGCCATGAAGAAGCCGGTCCTCGCGGGCGACCCCGACGCCCAGCGCGACCTCACGAAGCTCGGGATCGAGGTGCCCTGGACGATCGCGAACGACGGCCAGGAGCTCCGCGCCCAGATCCGGCGCCTCGTGCTCGAGGCAGGGTTCGCCGAGGCCGAGGCCCGCCGGGTGCACGACTACGTCCTGGCCCATCACGACTATCCGGTCGTCGGGGCCAAATATGCGACCATCTTGACGGAGGCCGTCCGTGGCTCTTCCCACCGTTAGTGATCTCAAGAGCTACCTCCGGATCGAGACGACCGCCGAGGATACGCTCCTGACCGCGCTCCTCGCGCGCGCGAAGTCCCAGGTCGAGCTCTGGATCGACTGTCCCATCACCGCCGTCTCCCAGACCGCGATCGACCGGGGGACGACGCTCGACAAGCCCCTCGAGTCGCTCATCTTCCCGCGCCGTCCGATCACGGTGACCTCGATCACCGACGCCGACGGCGTGACGGTCCCGGTCGCCGAATACTGGGTCGACGGGGCGGCGGGGATGATCTACTCGAACGCGGGCTACTCGTTCTCGAATCCGCGCTACACGATCACGGCCTCGTGCGGGCTCTCGCTCTCCCAGCATTACACGGCCTGGGAGCCGGTCATCTCCTCGGTGATCATCGACCTGGCGGCGGACCTGTATCAGAAGCGCACCCCGAACGCCTCGACCGAGACCGGGGCGGCGACCTCGATCTCCTGGGATGTTTCACGGGAAACGGCGGCCCGCGTCCTGAAGACGCTCCGCGCCCTGAAGCTCCCGGTGGCGGGCTAACATGTACGTCGCCCCTGGCCTCCTGAATCGGCGCCTCCAGTTCTTCACGCGCGCGGACGACGGCGGGGACGGCTTCACGCGTCCGGTCTACACGCGCGTCGGAACGTACTGGGGCCGGATTGACGCGACCGCGAATCAGTTCACCGTCGCGGGCGCGCCCGAGGGCCACATCGACAGCCGGACGAGCTTGAGCGCGACGGTCGCCGACTACGTTCCGGTCGACCCCTTCGGGATTGTCAAGGACGAGAACGAGACGCCGATCTACTTCGTCCGGGGGGTCTTCGAGGTTCGGAGCCTCCGGTGCAAGCAGATCACGCTCGAGGAGGTCGACCCGACCGCCTACACGCTCTACACCGGCTCCGATCCCGACCCTGTCGCGGACGGGGTGCATCTCATCAACCCGGCGGACTCCGCCTTTACGACCGGCTTCGACGAGGGCTATAGCTAATGGCCGAGACCCCGAAAACACTCGCCGCGCTCCTGGCGCAACTCCCGGACAATACGACCGGCCTCATCTCGCCCGAGGACATCCGGGACGTCGTCGTCTCGCTCTTCCCGAGTCGCGGGCAGATCGACTTGACCTCGAGCGCCCAGACGACCTTCTCCGGGTCGAACGTCTGGACGAAGCTGGCCGGGACGACCGCGCTCGATGCGAGCCTGGGCCAGGACGGCTTCTCGATGCCCGCCAGTAACGAGCTCCGGGCGACGAAGGCCGTGAATCAGGTGCTCTTTTGCGTCGCGAATATCGAGGCCTCGTGCGCGAGCAATAACAAGACCTTCGGCATGACGTTCGCGAAGAACGGGACGGCGATTGGGACATTCCATGTCTCGCAACGCCTGGACGTCGGTGGCTCGTCTTACTTCTTCAGCTTCTCGGCGCTTATCCCGACGGTCCAGGACGATATCATCTCGGTCTACGTTCGGAACGAGACGGACACGACGGCGATCACCGCGAGCAATATCACCCTCTCCGCCGTGGGCTTCATCCGGTGATCGGCGCCGACCCCCGGATCATCTGCGGCCAGGACGTCCGCTCCAGGGGCCCCAACCCCTCGGACGGCGCGCGCCTCGAGGCCTTCGTCGGGCGCTTCGGCGGGATGCTCGAGGCCTATCCGGTGGGGAGCGTCGGGATCGCGGTCCGGTGGATCGGGCCCGATGGGCGCGAGCTCTCGCGCACCGGGGCGACCTTCACAGATGCCCTCCAGCGGCTCCAGGCGGGCCTCGGGGAGGTCTCGTGACCGTCCGGGTGCGGGACATGTCCCCCGAGTTCCTGAAGGCCTACCGGGACGCCTCGCGCCTGGCGACGGACGCGGCGGCGGCCCTGTACGAGGGCAACGTGAAGCGCCGGTTCATGCAGGGCTACTACACGAGCGGCGCTTTCCGGTCGACCGCCCAGATCGTGCAACATGTCATGCGCGAGGAGCCGGTCTACATCGGGAACGGATGGGCCTCGAAGGTCGGCATCCCGGAAGGCATCCTGGCGAAGCCGAAGAAGAAGGCGGCCCAGCGAAAGTTCTTCCGCAAGCTCGCCCAGGGGAACCGGGTGCCCTACACGGTCGGCCAGATCGCGCTCGCCTGGGAGCTCGGCCATCGGAACATCTTCACGCGGAAGCATGAGCGCGTCGAGATCTTCAAGCCGGTCGCCCTGGACTCCGTTCAGCAGATGATCGAGACCTACAACCGCGTCCTCAACCGCTACCTCGAGCGCGGGAGACCCGTCAAATGAGTCTGCCGAAGTACGTCGTCCCTGGGAGCTTGACGACCCCCTCGACCCTGTCGACGGTCCAGATCTACGCCACGCTCCGCCAGACCTTGCTCGAGTATACCGGGCCGTCCGGTGACACGCTCGAGGGCTTCATCGGGACGCGGGCCTGGGTCCGGGCCGCCCCGGCGGACCCCGTATTCCCCTACCTGACGCTCCGCCTGGATCGGGTGAGCCTCCCGGCCTTCAACGGCTACCGGGAGACCGCCATCCTCGAGGTGCAATGCCTGGGCAAGCCGGAGAGCCAGATCGCCCTCGTCGAGTCCGCGATGGACCTGGTCGATCAATGCCTGACCGGGCTCACCGATCCCCGCTCCGGCCTGGTGTGCTCGAGGTCCAGGACGCGCCAGACCATCCCCCTCCTGACCGAGCCCGCCGACTCCGCCGTCGTCGGGGTCGTCGCGAACTACGACTTCTTCCTCTGGCCTCGTGTGCTAACGTCGCGAGCCGATTAGATTCTCCCCAGTACCCCTTCACCGTAGGATACCCCCATGACCGCACCGCTGACCGGCTACAACTCCGACTTCCCCGCAGATGTCCTCCTCGACTCTGGTGTCCTGTATATCGGGAGCCTGGTCTGGGGCGCCTTCTCGGGCGGCATCAAGTTCGACCCCGGCGTGACCTACCGGAACACCGACTTCGACGGCAAGCGCTCCCCGGTCAAGGGGCTCGACCGCGTCACGATGCGGATGCCGAAGATCACCGGGACCGTCATCCAGTTGACGCCGGTCGCGACCGCGAACGCGGCGGGCGGGATCGCCCAGGTGGAGCCGGGCGCCGCGATCAACGCGACGGGCGCCTGGACCGGTGCGACCTCCTACGCGCCGAAGTCGGCGGGCCAGTTGCTCGCCTCGGGCGACTACCTCTCGAACGTCCGCGCCATCTGGCAACGCGGCGGG